AGGGGTTTTGTCTACTATACCCAAATATCCAACAAATGTCAAACATTAAAGAACAAATCAAATCCGTTTTCAATAAGTACGGCATTGATCCTTCAACTGTTGGTATCAAGTTCGAAGAAGAAACTACGGCAACAGAAGCACCGGCAACGGAATTGAAGTTTGCAGTAGAAGGCACTTTGTCTGATGGTACTAAAATCTATTCTACCGCTAATGAGTGGGTAGTAGGTGTAGATATCTACACAATGGATGCTGAAGGTAATCCAGTGCCAGTACCTGCAGGTGAATACTTGCTTGAAGATGGTGTTACCAAAGTCGTAGTAGGCGAGGATGGTATGGTTGCCGAAATTGAACGTGAAGAACAATCAACTGAAATGAGCGGCGAAGACCTCGTGGCTGTTATCGGTTTATTGTCCGAGCGTATTGCTGTGCTTGAGTCTGAAAAGACTGAGTTAGCTGCAGCAGTAGAATCTGCTAAGAAAGATGCGGATGCTGTTAAATCTGAACTTGCTTCAGTTAAGAAAGCACCTGCTGTTCCTTCTGTAAAATCTCAAGAATTTAAGAAAAACGCAGCACCTGTTGCAGCATCGAATGGTACTTCATTCAGTGACTTCATGGCTGAACTGCGTAATAAACAAAGTAAATAATTCACCTCATAATTTAAAATTAGTATGCCAACAACTACTTCTCTCACCACCACCTATGCAGGTGAATTAGCTGGTGAAATTTGTGCGAAAGCACTACAGGCTAACGTATCAACTCAGTACGTTACCTTCAAACCAAACGTTCCCTACAAATCAGTAGCACGTAAAATTGATGACACTGTTACCTTCGCTGCAGGTACTTGTGACTTTACCCCAACAGGTACAATCACTTTGACTGAGCGTATCTTGACTTTGGAAGAGTTCCAGGTACAGCGTCAAATCTGTAAAAAAGACTTCTTCACAGATTGGTCTACTGCAGATGTAATGAGTGGCCGTGTAAATACCCAAATCCAAGATGCTATCATTGAGCGTATGGTAAGCGGTATTGCTGCTAACAACGAAACTATCATGTGGTCAGGTGTTAACGCAACAGCTGGTCAGTACGATGGTTTTGAAACTTTGATAACTGCAGGTGGTAGCGGTGCTGTATCTGCAGGTAGCGGTACATTGGACAGCACCAACATCATTGCTAATATTTGGGATGTGATCAACACTGCTCCAACTGGTGTTAAAGGTGCTGCGGAAAAGCCAACACTTTACATGGGCCAGTTGGCTTGGGAAGCGTATATGCAAGCACAAATCGCTGATGGTAACGGATGGTATGCTACTGCAGGACCGGAAGTACAAAAGCGTTTTGTAGGTATGTACGAAATCGCAGTATGTCCGGGTATGTCTGCTAACACAATCATCTTCGCACAGAAGTCAAATCTGATGCTTGGTACTTGGCAGGAAAATCAATTGAACGAAGTGTTCGTATTGGATATGCAGAACATAGATGGTTCACAGAATGTACGCTATGGCGCACGTTTCTACCTCGGTGCGCAGATCTGTGTTGGTGAAGATATCACCTACTGGAAATAATAATTAATCAAAAAGGGGTAGTCTACGGATTGCCCCTTTTACAAAAATCTATATAGATATGGCTTGTGATTTAACAAAAGGTTTTACCCTCGGATGCCTTGAAGGTATCGGTGGTGTTAAAGAAATATTGATTGCTAACTACGATGACTTCACTTCAGGTATCACCTATGGTGGTACTAATGGTGAAGTTGACGGATTGCCAACTGCTACTATCTATCGTTACGTTCCATTCCGTAATTCAGGCTCATATGTTGAGACTGTACAAAAGAATTTGGAAACTGGTACTTTGTTCTTCTCACAGGAAATTCAATGGACTTTCGGTAAGTTGAATCAAGATATGCGTAACGAGTTTTTGAATGTAGCTAAAGCAAAGTTCATTGCATTTGTTCGTACTAATGACGATCAGATATTGCTCGTTGGTGCAGGTGAAGGTTCGCAGTTGACTGCAGGTACTGTACAATCAGGTGCGCAGAAAGCTGATCTAATGGGTTATCAAGTTACTGCAGTTGCTGAAGAGCTTACACCTGCTGTACACCTTGAGCCTTTCACATCAGTACCTTTCGACAACTTCGCAGGTATTACTGTAAGCCCTGCTTACTAAGAATTGTTCCGTTCGTGTGTTATTGTTGTATTGGAAAAAAGGGCAGGTTATATTTGACTTGCCCTTTTTAAATTTAAAAGCATGATCTACTTATTTACAAATCAGGCAAACCAACTTGCTTTTCTTAGCTTAGATGAAGCAAGACAATACTTCGCTACACCATTTACGGACTATTTGATAGTACTAACACACGAAGAAAATAGTACTACTGGCACATACCTGGCACAGGTTGCTAATATCTTAAGCGAAAGTGTGCGCATAACTCAACTGCAAATAACGACTGTTGGCCTTACATTAGCAGGAAGATACCGCTATGAAGTATATGGTCAAAATTCAAACAGCAATGTTAATCCGGCAAATGCTTCTGTTGTTGGTTTGTGCCAGCGCGGATATGCTGTATTAAATGATAACACAACATGGTTTGATGTCCCAACTGATACCATAGCAAACGATATAATATATGAACCTTAAAGAATCAAACATAGTATCATTGAAGCTTAGTGAGTATGTCGCTAAGAGTGATGCTGAAAAATTAGACAGGAAGGGATGGGTTAACTATGGTGATCAAAACGACTTCCCTCAATACTTGCGTGACCTTGCACACGAATCACCTGTGCATGGTAGTTTGGTAGTTGCTATTGGTGATATGATAGCAGGCAAGGGTATTAAGTCAGAGCAGTATCAAGCGGAATTAGATGCATTAGATGTAAACACTTTGACTTATGCGTGTGCGCATGACATGAAGTTGTTTGGTGGTTTTTTTATTGAAGTGATTTGGAGTAATGACCGCACGGTGATATCAAAGCTAAATGCTATTCCATTTGAAGAATGCAGAATAGCAGTGAATCAGGATGATGATAGTGAGATAGGAATATTCCATAGCTACGACTGGAGTAACATACGCAAGAAAAAGAACACTCCTGAATTTATACCGAAGTACAATTACCTCACACGTACGGAAGAGCCTCGCCAAATCTATTGGTGCTTTACCTATACAGGCAGTGATGTGTACCCACGTCCTGACTACTGGAGTGCTATTAACTATATTGAGTTAGATAAGCAGATAAGCATATTCCACATCAATCAAATCAGTAATGGTTTGTTTCCTTCTACCATTATCAACTTCTACAATGGACAGGCAACACCTGAACAGAAGCAGCAGATGATGATGGACTGGGAAAACAAAATGAGTGGTGCAAGGAATGCAGGTAAGGTGGTGATGTTCTTTAACGAACGTGATCAACCTAAGACAGAAATCACACCTTTCCCTGTTAACGATGCAGATAAGCAGTACCAGTTGATGGATACTACTGCTACGCAAAAGATAATTACTGCGCATCGTGTAACTACACCACTTCTATTTGGTATTCGCGAGGCATCAGGATTTGGTAGCAACAAAGATGAAATGGCAACAGGTCTTGAGATATTCAACAAGCAGGTGATTGAGCCATATCAAGAAAAGATAAATACAAGTATCGAAGAGTTATTAAGCAATCAGTTGCCCGGTGTGACCTTTGAGATTGTACCGAACACGCCACTTGCAGTTGAGCAAGCAGAAGCGGTTGTAGATGCCACAGGCACGACAGCGGATGTAGCTGCAACGGCATTGAATGGTGCGCAGATAGCATCGCTTGTTGACATTGTAATGCAGAGTGCTGCAGGTGCAGTACCTGTAACAAGTGCGAAAGCTATTGTTGGTGCTGCCTTCCCGACATTACCACAGGCAACTGTTGATGCAATCTTTGCAGATGTTATGCCCGGTAGCTTACAACCTACGGAGGTAATTCAATCTGCTTTTAAAAAAAAAGTAGATGACAGCGAAGTAGGTGAAGCACTGATAGCATTAGGTGAAGATGGTAATGAGGACTGGATATTGATTGATGCATACAATGCGGATGATGAAATTGAGCATGAGTTTGCAGTACGCACAGGAGCAGCAAGGCCAGCTGCTAAGAGTGAGCAGGATGCTATTATTGAAGGCAAATACTTTATTACTCGTTACGTTTATGCAGGTGACTTTAGGCATGATAATATGCGTCCATTCTGCAAGAAGATGCTTGAAGCAGGTAAGCTTTACAGGAAGGAAGATATAGTGTCAATGGAAAATGTAGCAGTTAATCCAGGATGGGGACCTGAAGGTGCGGATACTTATGATGTTTGGTTTTTCAAAGGCGGTGGAAATTGTAAGCACTTTTGGGAAAAGCGTGTGTATGTAGATGCCAAAGGTGCTAAGATTAATCCTAATGATCCTGATGCAAAACGTATAGCTGTTGCAACTGCTGAACGTATGGGGTATAAGGTGCGCAATAACTCATTGGTAGCAAAGCTTCCTGAAGATATGCCATACAACGGCTTTTTACCAACTAATCCTATATACGGTAATCAATAATTACAACTATGCCTGAAGTACTACTAATATCAGAGAACTACATAAAGAAGTACACCACTATCAATGGTAGTGTTGACCCTAACTTACTTTATCCATCGGTATATCTTGCACAGGACAAGTGGCTACTTCCATTTTTGGGAACTGATTTGATGAATAAGATAAAAGCAGATGTAGCAGGTGGCACTATTGCGGGTAACTATCAAATACTTTTAGAAGATTACATCCAAAAGTGTTTGCTGTGGTGGGTAATGGTGGATGTAACACCTAACCTATGCTATCGTTTGGACAATGGTACACTTGTACAGCGTCAATCGGAAGATACACAGCCAGTATCTGACCTTGTAATGAAGGATATGATAGATCGTGCAAGACAAAATGCAGAGCATTACACCACTTTGCTTGTAGATTACCTATGTGCCAACAGCAGTTTGTTTCCTGAATACTCCACTGCTACGTGGCCTGACCGCTCACCTCGTACTGATGTGACAAATACTTTGAACTATCAATTCAGCAGTGGCAACACTTCAATAAGTTATCGTCCCACATACAGCAGAAACATTCTTAATCGTATACCATGATAGAAAAAAAGACGCTTAAACAAGATTATACTGAAAGGTTACGCAAGTATGAGCGTGAACTATCGTTGAAGCTTCGCGCTACTGCACAGAAGGAATCGGATAAAACAAAAGTCAAATAATAAACAACTACAACTATGGAAGAGTTACTGCCTAACACTAACGCGGATGTCATCCGTGAATTGATTTTGATTGTTTTTGGTTTGATAGTTCGTGCAATTGAAAAGCGCAAACTAAAAAAAGAAGCAGATGCCAAGTAGAAAGATTGAAGATTGTGTTGAGGCATTGCAGGTTGCATGGGTAGATGCGTCTAAAGCATTTGCTCAATTGCATCCTGATTTGCCACAGCCATTCTTAACTTGTACACATCGTACCGAAAAAGAACAGTTGGAGCTTTATGCGCAGGGTAGAACAA